ACAGATATGCAGTACTCAAAGGCGGAGCGGGTAGTGGCAAATCAATCGCAGCCATTCAAAAGATAATACTGCGAACCACAACAGAGCGCAATCATCGTATATTGTGCATCCGTAAAGTAGCCACTACGATACGTAATTCAATATATCAGTTGTTGATTGATAAGCTACTTGAATACGATATTTATTCCGAGTTTACTATCAACAAAAGCGAAATGCGTTTTACTCATACACCCACAGGTAACGAGATACTTTGTGCAGGTATGGATGATGCCGAGAAAATCAAATCTATTGCAGGTATTACTTCGGTTTGGTGTGAGGAAGCAACCGAGTTAGATGAATTGGACTTTAATCAATTAGAGTTAAGGGTGCGAGGTGAAACAAGCAACTATAAGCAATTCATAATCACATTCAACCCCATAAGTGAGCAACATTGGTTAAAGCGCAGGTTCTTTGATACTCCAGATGATGATACTTATGTGTTGCATACAACTTACAAGGACAATGCTTTCTTAGATGCTGATTATATTAAGCACTTAACCGAGCGAGTGAAAGCCAACCCGAACCTGCATAAAGTTTATGTCCTTGGCGAATGGGGTAAAGTTGATTTCGGTGGTGAGTTTCTCAAAAGTTGGTCAACCATCAAACACACGCGCCAAGTAAGCTATGACCCAACATTAGCCGTTTGGTTGTCATTCGATGAAAACGTTAACCCTTATTTTCCTTGTGGAGTGTTTCAAATTTCGGATGACAACGAGGTGCGAATGTTGGACTGCTTGGCATTGAAAAATCCCGACAATACGGTCAAAGCAATGGCAAGGGCAATATTGCAACTGCTTCGACATTGGAAGCATACAGGGCATGTGTACGTTTGTGGGGATAGCACATCGCAAAAGGATGATGTGAAGCAAGAAAAAGGATTTGACTTGTTTCGGTTACTCATAACAGAACTTGATGAGGTTAAACCGATTAGGCGCGTGAGCAAATCAAACCCGAATGTTCGCCCGAGTGCTGATTTCTTCAATGCCATATTAGCGTACAATGAGCAAGGCATTAGTTTCGTAGCCGATGAAAGTTGCCGAGTAGCAATATTGGACTTTGAAAACACCAAGGAAGACAAAAACGGCAAAGTAGATAAAAAAACCGTATTAGACCCCGTTACCAAAGTATCATATCAACCCTATGGTCACATAGTTGACTTGACAAGGTATCTACTGACATCGGTATTCAGCAGTCAATACGCACGCTTTCAAACAGGCATCATCAAACCGCTGGTTGTTGTTGGTAAGGATGCGGAATATAAGAGTGTTTCAAGATTTTAATTTATGTATTAATTACAATAATTGAATTTGTAAATAAAACTTTTCGGGATATGCAAAAACAATTGTGTTTCTGTCATATTTGTGCAATAAAACCTTTGCATAGTTGAGGTTAAAACTATGTTAAAAATAAACAGCATTGTTATAATTATTGTGCTTTTTTCTATTGCTTTTTTCATGACATATAAATTAATTCTTCGGCACAAACATAAATAATTTTAGTTACATTTTACCACCATATCGAAATTTTCTTTATTATTTCGCATCATGGCACGATTTCTCAAAACCTCCGACTATCTTTCAATAATTCAAACGGTTGACCTCAATCAAATTACCGAGAACAACCCACAAAACTTGTACGACAGCGAGGTTAAGGCCATCAGCCGTATGCGCACCAAATTAGTGCAACGCTACATGGTGGACATCGAATTAGGCACAATGACTGCCTACTCCGCAGCAACACACTACCGCACACGCGACAGAGTGATAGCAGGCGAGGTGATTACACACGTTAATGATTTCAATAGGTGGGATAACAAGACCGAATATTCAACAAGCGACATCGTTACAGACACTAACGGTTATGTGTACACAGCAATTGCAGCAAGCACTAATCAACCGCTCACCAACACAACGTATTGGGCGAAAATGATTAACGTGCCGACTTCCAACGCAACCTATTGGACTGAGGGTGACAATCGATACCCGATGTTTGTGGAGTTGGCAATGGATATGACCCTTTACAACCTGCACGCACGTATCAACCCGCGAAATATTCCCGAACTGCGAATTGAACGCAACCGCGAAGCACTCGACCAACTCGACAGATGGGCAAGCGGTACAGACACGGCAGAGGTGTTGAATATCAATACAACCGATAGCACCGGGTACTCAATCCGCTACGGCAACTCACTTGACAAACAAGATAATTTCTTTAAGTAATGGCATGGTACAACAACATATTTAACTTTAACAAACCGCAGCCACAAAAGGCCAACATACGCAAAACGATTGACTTCGAGCAGCAGTTGCAACGTGTTAGGCAAGATGCGACAAAGTTCAACATTGCCGTTCAAGCGGCTGAAAGTCCGATGTACCCAAACCGCTTTTTATTGATGCAGACCTATCAACAAATCGTACTTGATGGGCAAGTGCAATCAGCTATGTTGCAACGTAAATCAAAGGTGTTGTGCAAGCGTTTTATGGTGTGTGGTCCAGATGGTGAAATGGATGAAACCAAAACCGCCTACTTTAATCAAAAGTGGTTTTATGATTTTCAAAACCTTGCGTTAGATAGCATATTTTGGGGTTTTAGTTGCGTTCAATTTGGCGCAATAATGAATGATAAGTACACGAGTGTTGACCTTATCCCCCGCATTTATGTAGTGCCCGAATTTAGTTTAGTACGCAGCAACACGGCAACGGTAACAGAGGGCAAGCACTTTGATGAAGCACCATACAACAACTGGTGTATCGGTGTAGGCGAAAAGAAAGATTTAGGACTATTGATGTACCTTGCACCATACGTTATTTGGAAGAAGAACGCCATGGCAGCGTGGGCGGAGTTTGCTGAAGTATTTGGTTCACCTATTAGAATAGGCAAAACCGATGTGCGCGATGAAATGACCCGCAAAAATATGGAAAATATGCTACGTAATATGGGTGTGGCTTCGTGGGCGGTGTTGGACTTGAACGATAACATCGAGTTGATGCAAGCAAGCAGAACCGATGCGTATCAAGTGTTCGACAACATGGTGGCACGTTGCAACAGCGAAATAAGCAAAATAATATTAGGTCAAACAGGAACAACTGATGAAAAGTCATACAGCGGCAGCGCAAACGTACACGAGGGAGTGGCTGAAATGATTGCAAAACAAGACACGCTAAAAATGCAGTTCATCATTGAGGACCAACTTGTGCCAATGATGATTAGAAACGGTTTCGACCTTGCTGGGTGTACGTTCAAATACGATGAAAGCGAAAGTTTACCGTTAGCGGAACAAGCGAAAATAGATGTATCATTCTTACAAGCAGGCATCAAGTTAGAGCATGAATATTTAGAGCATAAATATGGTGTTGAAATAATGGATGAACCCGGTATGGAGGAAGAAGATGAAGAAGAAGAAGAAGACACTATGCCAAAAGAAGTAATCGAGATTGAAAACCGTTTACGTAACCTATACAAATAACATGTGCGGGTATTGTGTTTAAAGGATGGCATCGACCTTGCACCCGTAGTGGATGAGGTGTTGACTGCCGACTTGTTGAATAATATTTATGTGTTTAGCGGTGCGAAAACGTATCAGCAAACACGAGCATTAACCGCCTTGTTAGCCGTTGATGAGTACAAGTCAAACTTTTACGCATTTAAGCGGGCAGCAGAGCCGATATTCGGCACGTACAATCAAGACTACTTGCAAGCGGAATACCAAACGGCCAAAGCATCGGCACGTATGGCCTCGGATTGGAAGCGCATAGAAATAGACAAGGATGTGTTGCCGTTGTTGAAATACCAAACCGTTGGCGATGGCAGAGTAAGGCCAACGCATCAGCAACTTGATAACATCGTGCGACCTGTGAATGATCCATTTTGGAAGCAATACTACCCACCTAACGGTTGGAGGTGTAGATGCACGGTAGCGCAGTTAGCCGAGGATGAAGAACCGCTAACGGATATGAGCGGGTTCACACCGCCCGATGATGTACCGCCATTGTTTAGAATGAATGCGGGCATTGATGGCTATGTGTTTAAAACAAAGGGCAAAGACAAGCACCCGTATTTTGATATATCGAAAGAGGATAAAGCGAACGCAAAGGTCAATTGGAATTTACCACCGTTATCATCTTAAACCATGGCTAAGCAAAATAAATTCAATTTAAAAGGAGCAGAGCAAAAAGCGCGCAAAGCGTTGGAAAATGCCGTGGTTGAAATTGGCAACACGGCTAAAAACTTCTTTGTTGAGAATTTTCGCAAGCAGGGGTTTGATGATAAAACGGTTGAGAAATGGGAAAAAAGAAAAAAAACAGAAAGGAAAGGTAGAGGCAGCAAGAAGTCGGCAGCAGAATTAGGAACGGTAAGAAGCGTTAAGGCAGGAAGGGCAATATTAGTCAAAACGGGTGATTTGAGGCGGTCAATTATACGTGTTCCAAACAGGTCGGCATTGAATGTTAAGATACAAACTGATTTGCCCTATGCTAAAATACATAATGAGGGCGGTATAATCAACAAAGGCGAACAAACAGGTAAAATACTATCATTTAACAAAAAGGGTAGATTTACAAAACAAAAAACAGAAAAACAAAGGGCAAGAACATCATACCAACAAAAAACAACTATTGGAGCGCATACAATCAAAATACCGCCAAGACCTTTCATCGGAGATAGTTACAACCTTAACGAGAAAGTAAAAGCGGTTATTGTTAAACGATTAGACAAGGTATTTACATAATGCAATTACAAATCTATAACGCATTAAAGGCACGTATAAGCACACTTCAAGCATTGAAGTATGTTGCACTATGGAACAATCAATTCGAGCGCGAGGATGTAAACGTACCGTTTAATTATCCGTGCTGCTTCATTGAGTTTCCTGCGGCTGATTACATTGAGAACTTGCAAGGTCAACAACAAGGCACAATGACCATTGCTTTGCATTTGTGATTTGAAAGCTATAAGACCGAAGACACCGATATATTGCAACTGAAACAAGACCTAAACCAACTTGTTCACGGTTGGTCAACTCCGTATAATAGTAAGTTCCTGCGTAGAAGCGAAGTGCAATCAAATGACCACACCAACATACAGGAGTTTATTATTACGTACACAATGCAAGGTTTTGATTACTCGGCAAGCAGCGCACCAACAACAGAAGCATTGGTTGCAACGCTCATCACTAACAATGACCCGCAAATGGATGATGACATCATCCGCAGCGGAAGCATCCCCGATGCCGTTGTGTTGGCGTCCGAATTAGGTTACGAATTATTAAGCGAACAAGGTTATAAACTTATAATACAACAATAAAATGGCAGAGCAAAAAATATCCGAACTACCAGCGGCAACAACGC